ACGCGCTCAAGAAGCTGCTCCGGCTCGCCCGCGAGGCCGGCGCCATCGGCATCGACCGTCCGGTCGACGTCGTCGCGAGGGCCCGCTGATGGGCCTTCCCATCATCACAGCCGACCAGCGGCTCGCCGAGCCGCGCGGCGTCAAGGCCGCCATCTTCGGCGCAAGCGGCCGCGGGAAGACCACGCTCCTGCGGACCCTGAACAGCGGGACCACGCTCTTCTACGACCTCGAGGCCGGCGATCTCGCCGTCGAGGGTCTGGCGGTCGATACGATCCGGCCGCGCACCTGGCGGGAATGCCGCGACTTCGCGGTGTTCATCGGCGGCGCGAACCCGGCACTGCGCGAGGACCAGCCCTTCAGCAAGGAGCACTACGAGGCGGTTTGCGCCAAGTTCGGCGACCCGGCCTTGCTCGAGAAGTACGACACGATCTTCGTCGACTCGATCACCGTGGCGGGGCGGCTCTGCTTCCAGTGGTGCAAGGGTCAGCCGGAAGCGACGTCGGAGAAGACCGGGAAACCGGACGTCCGCGGCGCCTACGGGCTGCACGGCCGCGAGATGATCGCCTGGCTCACCCATCTCCAGCACACGCGGGCGAAGAACGTGATCTTCGTCGGGATCCTCGACGAGAAGCTCGACGACTTCAATCGCAAGGTCTTCGTCCCGCAGATCGACGGATCGAAGACCGGGCTCGAGTTGCCGGGCATCGTCGACGAGGTGCTGACCCTCGCTTCGCTGCCCGACGACAAGGGCGTGCCGCAGCGGGTCTTCGTCTGCCACACGCAGAACGAGTGGGGCTACCCCGCGAAGGATCGTTCCGGCCGGCTCGATCTGCTGGAGCCCCCGCATCTCGGCAAGCTCATCGAGAAGATCCGCCGTCCGCTCCCGATCGAGGCGCGCCCTCTCGTGACCGACGCGCCGCGAATGCCGGCGCCTGCCGTCACCGCCCGACACAACCCCTCCACCTGAAAGGAACCCCACGCATGTCCGCTTCCTGGTTCGACTTCACCGACGCCCCCTCGAACGTGAACATCATCCCGAAGGGCACGCTCGCCAAGGTGCGGGTCACCATCCGCCCCGGCGGCTACGACAATCCCGAGAAGGGCTGGACCGGCGGCTACGCCACCCGAGGCTCGACGGGCGCGGTGTACCTCAACGCCGAGTACACCGTCCTCGATGGCCAGTACGCCGGCCGGAAGATCTGGTCGCTGATCGGGCTCCACAGCGAGAAGGGTCCGACGTGGGCGGAGATGGGCCGCAGCTTCGTTCGCAACATGCTGTGCTCGGCCCGCGGTGTCTCCGCGAAGGACAAGACGCCGGCCGCGGACGAGGCGCTCAGGATCACCGGCTTCCACGATCTCGACGGCCTCGAGTTCGTCGCCCGCATCGACGTCGGCACGGACACCGAGGGCCAGGAGAAGAACGAGATCCGCACGGCGATCACGCCGGGCCATCGCGACTATGCGCAGCTGATGGGCCGCATCCCGGGCCCGCGTCCCGCGGCGGCGAGCGGTCCTGGCCATCCTGCGCCCGGCCACGCCGCACCGAGCCGTCCGGCGACGGGCCGCCCGCAGTGGGCGCAGTGACGGGAGCGCCCGATGCTTCTCCGTCCGCGACAGAAGGTGTTCGTCGAGCGCAGCGTGAGCGCGCTCGGCGAGCACGGCAACACCCTCGGCGTGGCTCTACCGGTGCGGGAAAGACGATCATGCTGGCGGCCGTGGCCGGCACAACGGTCGGCGGCACGGACGCGAAGGCGTGCGTGCTCGCCCACCGCGATGAGCTGACGGACCAGAACCGGGCGAAGTTCGCCAGGGTGAACCCGGATCTCACCACCTCGGTGGTCGACGCCACGGAGAAGTCGTGGGACGGCCAGGTCACCTTCGCCATGGTGCCGACGCTCGCGCGGCCGGCGAACCTCGACCAGATGCCGGCCCTCGACCTCCTCGTCATCGACGAGGCGCACCATGCGGTGGCGGCGAGCTATCGCCGCATCATCGACCGGGCCCTTCAGCGCAACCCCATGTGCCGGGTCTACGGTGTCACCGCCACGCCGGGCCGAGGTGACCGGAAGGGCCTGCGCGACGTGTTCTCCAACGTCGCCGACCAGATCCGCATCCGCGAGCTGATCGCCTCGGGACACCTGGTGCCGCCGCGCACCTTCGTCCTCGACGTCGGCGTCCAGGAGGACCTCGGCAAGGTGCGGCGCACCGCCGAGGACTTCGACATGGCCGCGGTGGACGCGATCATGAACCGGGCGCCGGTCACGGAGGCCATCATCCGGCACTGGAAGGAGAAGGCCGGCGATCGGCAGACCGTCGTCTTCGCCTCCACCGTCGCGCACGCCCGGAACGTCGCCGACGCGTTCCGCGCGGCCGGCGTCGCCGCCGGGATGGTCGATGGCGACATGCCGTCCGCGGAGCGGGAGGCGACGCTCGCCGCGTACGCCGCAGGCCGGCTCGAGGTGATCGTCAACGTCGCCGTCCTGACGGAGGGGTGGGATCATCCGCCCACGAGCTGCGTCGTCCTGCTGCGGCCGAGCTCGTACAAGTCGACGCTGATCCAGATGGTGGGGCGGGGCCTCAGGACCGTCTCGCCCGAGGAGCACCCGGGGGTCGTCAAGACCGACTGCATCGTCCTCGACTTCGGCACGTCCACGCGGATTCACGGCTCGATCGAGCAGGACGTCACGCTCGAGCACCGCGACCGCGAGGGTGAGGCGCCGATGCGGGTCTGCGCAGGCTGCGGCGGGCTCGTTCCCATCGCCGCGGCCGAGTGCCCGCTCTGCGGCGAGACCTTTTTCGACCTGGAGAGCGAGGGCAGCACCGACGAGGCGCCGGACGGCGTGCTGTCCGACTTCGTCATGTGCGAGATCGACCTTCTGAAGCGCTCCAGCTTCGCATGGGTCGACCTCCTCGGCGACGACGCCGCGCTTGTGGCAAACGGCTTCGCCGCGTGGGGCGGCGCCTTCTTCCTCGCCGGCCGCTGGTACAGCGTAGGCGGCCGCTCCCGGCACCGGCCGAAGCTTCTCGCGATCGGCGAGCGGGCGGTATGCCTCGCCGCGGCGGACGACTGGCTCAACGAATACGAGACGGACGAGAGCGCCCACAAGACCCGTCGCTGGCTGCACGAGGCGCCGACCCAGAAGCAACTCGCTTACCTCCCGGCAGAGCACCGGCTCGACTTCGGGCTCACCCGCTATCGCGCCTCGGCGATGCTGACGTTCCAGTTCAACCGCCGCGCCATTCAGGACCTCGTCGTGGCGGCGTCGGACGCCGCGCCGGTCGTCTTCGCGGAGGCTGCGTGATGGACCGAGTCATCCCCCGCTGCTTGCGTCCGCCGCTGGCGCCCGCGCTGGCACCTCTGCGCCGTCTGCTCAAGCCCCGCACGCGGCTTCGGCTGGGTGGATCCGTGGCCTTCGCGAAAGCCGCGGGCAACGCGCTGGTTCTGCTCGCGCGCCTGCCAGCGGTTCTGGAGCGGCCGTCTCAGGGAGTACGGCGGCGTGGTTGATCTCACCGAACAGGAGCATGCCGCCATCGGCCTCACCATGGGCCGGCTCGCCCGGCTGATGGAGGAGATCGGCTGGAACACCCGCTTCGCCGACCTCACGGAGGATCAGGTCCGCGCCCTCATCGGAGAGGCCGTCCAGGGCTTCCAGGAGGCGATGGCCGAGACCGCCGCGGCCGACCCGGAGATCCCGTTCTGATGCCGGACCTTGCCACTCTCCCCGTCGCCGACCGCCTCAACGCCCTCGTCGACGAGGCGCTTGAGGCCGAGCGGGCGGCGACCCCGCCGCGGGACTATCTCGGCGCATCCCGCCTCGGCCATCCGTGCGAGCGCGCGCTCCAGTTCGAGTTCGCGCACGCCCCGTTCGACGCGGGCGCCGGGCCGAACGGCCGCGCGCTCCGGATCTTCGCCATCGGCCACGCTCTCGAGGACCTCGCCGTCCGCTGGCTGCGCGCCGCAGGGCTCAATCTCTACACGCGCAAGGGCAACCGGCCGGACGGCGGCCAGTTCGGCTTCTCCGTCGCCGGCGGGCGCATCCGCGGCCACGTGGACGGCATCGTCGCCGATGCTCCCGCCATTCTCGGCCTCAAGGTCCCCGCGCTCTGGGAGTGCAAGACCATGAGCGCGAAGAACTGGCGTGACACCGTCGCGAAGGGCGTCGTCCTCGCTCGGCCGGTCTACGCCGCGCAGATCGCGCTCTACCAGGCGTACATGGAGCCTGCGGTCCCGGGCATCTCCGGGGCGCCCGCCCTCTTCACGGCCATCAACAAGGACACGGCCGAGCTCCACCACGAGCTCGTGCCGTTCGACGCCGCGCTCGCCCAGCGCATGAGCGACCGCGCCGTGCGGATCCTCCGCGCCACCGACGCGGGAGATCTCCTCCCGCGCATCGCCACCACCCGCGACTTCCACGAGTGCCGCTTCTGCCCCTGGGCGGAACGCTGCTGGGAGCTTGTCCCATGAGCGACGACCGCGATTCCGACACACCCGAGACGAAGGACACGTCCGAGACGCAGGAGCCGGCTGCGACCGAGGACAACGCGCCGAAGACCGACGACAACCTCGTCCACTTCAACCCCTGGCGCGACGCGAGCCAGACGCGCCGGCAGGTCGATGTCTTTGGCGACGAGCCGGACGTCGAGCAGATCGCGACGTTCATGAGCGTCGTGTTCGACTACTGCGAGGGGCTCATCCCCGTCCGCAGCTTCATCGACAAGGGCCAGGGGTTCGACGGCCGCCCTCACAACATCTGGGTCGCCGCCGACGAGGGCGTCGCCGAGAAGATGGGGACCTTCGCCCGGTGGGCCTGGCGCGAGGGCGCGGCCGTCTACGTCATCCCCGGCACTGTCGCCGAGCAGGGCAAGGCGAGGGCCGAGGACGTGGTGGCGATGCAGACCATCGTCGTCGACATCGACAGCGGTGACGTCAAGGCAAAGCTCGCGCACCTGAGGCGCCATCTCGGGCCGCCGACGATGCTGGTGGAGAGCGGCGGCGTCACCACCGAGGGCCAGCAGAAGTGCCACGTCTGGTGGAAGCTCTCCGAGCCGGCGAAGGGTGTGGACATTCGCCGCGTGTGCCGCCTCCGTGGAGAAATCGCCGCCAAGGCCGGCGGCGACATGCACTTCCGCTCGGCTCACCAGCCGATCCGGGTCGCCGGCAGCGTCTACTACAAGAACAACCTCAAGACCCTCGTGCAGATCGTCGAGGTGGATCCGTATCATCGGGTCGATCTCGAAGAATTCGCCGAGGCCGTCCAGGACATGCCGCCCGCGCCCGGCGTCTCGCTCGAGCCCTCGTTCGTCCGCGAGGACAAGCCGAAGGTGGACGACGTCCTGACGAGCCCGGTGCATGCCGGCGGAGCGGACAGTTGGTCCCGCTTCGAGGGCGCCTCCGCCGCCATCGGCCACTTCGTCCGCATGGTCCACGAGGGCCGCATGACGAAGGACGAGGGCTGGGAGGGCATCTGCCAGTACAACGCCGCCATGCTCCGCCCCGCCTGGTCGGTGGAGCGCCTCCAGCGCGAGTCGGAGCGCATCTGGGCGCTGCACGTGGAGCGCAACGGCCCGCCGCTCGTCCGCGCCACCGCCGGCCCGCCCGCGCCGCTCAGGATCGACGCCTTCACTCTCGGCGCCCTCCTCGACGACACGAGCCCGATGCCGGCGGACCTGATCGCGCCGCGCGTGCTTACCCCGGGCGGGCTCCTCGTGCTCGGCGGCGCGCCGAAGGTGGGCAAGTCCGACTTCCTGATCTCCTGGCTCGTCCACATGGCGGCCGGCGTCCCGTTCCTCGGCTTCACCCCACCGCGTCCACTCCGGATCTTCTACCTCCAGGCCGAGATCCAGTACCATTACCTTCGTGAGCGCCTCCAGGGCATCGGCCTCGACCCCGAGGTTTTGGCCGCCGCCCGGGATACCTTCGTCGCGACGCCGAAGCTGAAGCTCCTCCTGGACGAGGGCGGTGTCGGTGCCGTCGCCGAAGCGGTCGCGCAGCACTTTCCCGACACGCCGGTCGACATCCTGTGCATCGACCCCATCCGCAACGTCTTCGACGGCGGCCCGGACGGCGGTGGCGAGAACGACAACGACGCGATGATGTTCTTCCTGCGTGAGCGGGTGGAGCCGCTGCGCGAGCTCGTGAACCCCGATTGCGGCGTCATCCTCGCCCACCACACAAAGAAGGTGGCGAAGACACAGGTGAAGGAAGACCCGTTCCTGGCGCTCTCCGGCGCCAGCTCGCTCCGCGGCTTCTACACCTCCGGCATCATCATGCACCGCCCGGACGAGGAGCGCACCGAGCGCCGCCTCGAGATCGAGCTGCGCAACGGCCCGGCCCTGCCGCCCATGACCGTCGACAAGCGCGGCGGGCGTTGGGTGGAGATCCGACAGCAGGGGGAGCGCCTCGTTCGCGCCGAGTACGGCGCACAGCTCGACGCGGAGCGCCTTCGCAAGCGCGACGCGATCCTCGAGCTGCTGCTCAGCGAAGCCGCCGAGGGGCGCATGTACAGCGCCTACCAGTTCGCCGAGACCTTCGAGAACAAGGCTGGCCTCGGTGGCCTCTCGACCATCCGCGAGCGCCTCAGCGTGCTCGCCACGAAGGGGTACGTGAAGTTCGTGAAGGACGACGCCGCGAAGGATCTCGGCCTCGACAGCGCGCGGCTGAAGTTCGGCTTCCTGTGCGTGGAGGGAATGGTCCTCGGGCCGCTCGGAGAAGCCGTCGACGAGGAGACCGGTGAGATCGTCCGGATGGGCCGACCGGTTCTCCCGAGCCACTACAAATGCTCCCAGACCGGCGCGGCGCTGCCCGTCGAGAACCCATCCGTCTGGGTCTACCGCGAGGAGGATCCGGAGTGACCGACTCCCTCACCGTCCCGCAATCCAGTTGCCAAAACGCGTTGGCAACTGGCCAGTTGTCATTGGCAACTGGCGTCTGGCAACTGCGCTGGCAACTGGAAAGTGTCAGCAGAAACAGTGGCTTAGCCCTCGCGATCCAGTTGCCAACGCCGGCCCAGTTGTCAAAAAATTGGCAACTGGAAACTGGCCGTTTTTTCAATGGCTTAGTCCAGTTGCCAGTTGCCAGACAGATCCCCCCTAAAGGGGGAGCGCGCCCATGGGGCGCCGCGCTCCCCCTAGGGGCTGGGTCGCGACCTATCCACCGTGTCCATCGGGAGCATGTCATGCCCGTGTCTGATCCTGCGCTCGAAGCGCAATCCGTGACACTCGTCCGCCAGCCTGCTGCGCATGGAGACGCGGCCTGGCTCGCCCTCGACCTCGGCACCACCACCGGCTGGGCGCTGCGCACCCGCGAGCGCACGGTCGTCAGCGGGACGGTGTCGTTCCGTCCCAGCCGGTACGACGGCGGCGGCATGCGCTACCTGCGCTTCCGCGGCTGGCTCGACGAGATCGCGGACAACGCCGGCGGGCTCGGCGCGGTGTGGTTCGAAGAGGTCCGATCCCACGCGGGGACCGACGCGGCACACGTCTTTGGTGGCTTCCTGGCCACGCTGTCCGCCTGGTGCGAGCAGCGGTCGATCCCCTACCAGGGCGTCCCGGTCGGCACGCTGAAGCGCTTCGCGACGGGCAAGGGCAACGCCGGCAAGGAGGCGGTTCTAGCGGCCATGCGCGCCCGTGGGTTCGCCCCGGCCGACGACAACGAGGCCGACGCGCTGGCGCTGCTCCTGTGGGCGCTGGAGACCCGTGGAGGCGCCCGATGAGCCGCGAGATCCTGCAGGAGGTCGAGGAGATCCTCGATGACCGCGCCGCCGCCTACGGGCCCGCTGAGGCCTCGATGGCGACCATCGCGGCGCGGTGGTCGATCACGCTCGGGCGGAGGATCACACCGGCCGAGGTGGTCCTGTGCCTCATCGACCTGAAGCTCGCCCGGCTCGCACACGACCCCCGCTACCGCGACGGCGTGGTGGACGTCATCGGCTACGCGGCCATGCTCCCGGAGGTGACACGATGAGGTGGCACCCGCCCGGCTGCGGCGGCCGGCGCCGCGACCCCGAGGCGGTGAAGCGCGACGGCTGGCGCGACCACGGGCTTCTCGCCGTCGCGGTGGACGACGCGCGGCTCACGTGGCCCGAGCGCGAGCTCGTCCGACAGCTCGGAGAGAGGCTCTACGGCAAGCGGTCGGAGGAGAGGCAGCATGCGTGAATGGACGCGCGCCGACGTGGAGGCGCGGCTGGAAGCGGCCGCACGGGTCATGCGTGCCCAGCCGCGAGTCGGACCGCAGGGTACGTTCAACGCCTGGCCGGCGTACTTCCACGAGTTCGCGGACAAGGTCGGGCAGCAGCCGGAGATGCGCCGGCCGCTCCCCTCGCCGCGCGCCGTCACCGAAGCG